TGTAAGCGAACTATAAGTCAGTCAAAAAACCCCATATTTTAAAGGATTTTTCGACTGTTAAATGTGTTTTGACTTCCGTTTGACTTCCGATTTCTGTTGTAAAATTCATTCATAATATTTCCATTTTCTAATTTTTCTTTCTCTAAATGTGTATATATTCCCAATGTTGTAGAAATATCAGAGTGACCAACCCATTGCTGGAGCCGGATTACATCAACACCGGCTTCGTAACATTCAGAGATAAAAGTATGACGGAACGTGTGGCAGGTTACATCATCACTTAATCCAACAGTTTTTTTGATTTTTTTCATAAAGTCAAATACATTTTGAGAATTCATATAGTTTCCTTTTTGGTTTAAAAATAGCATATCTTCATTGTTTTTGTTTGCTATATATTCTCGCAATACTGGAAACAATGGTTCGAATATAGGAATGGTTCTTACACCGCTTTCTGTTTTAGTATAATACTGTATTACAGTTTTTCCGTTCTTTACTACTAATGTTTTATGTATGTGTATTATACTATTATTTAAATCAATATCTTTTTTTTGCAGGGCAAGTACTTCATTTCTTCGCATTCCTGTATAGCGTAATATATTTATAAAAGCATTCTCTTTTTCTGGAATGGTTGCTTTTTCGATTAAAATCTTTTCAAATTCTGTCAAAGCTCTACGCTTTTCCGGAATATGTCTTACTATTAAATCCGCACATGGATTTTTATATACTATATCATTCTTAATAGCATAATCGAATAGCGATTTTAATGTTGCAAGAATATCTTTTGCAGTTGCAGTCTTTTTACTACTGATATATGGTTCAAGGAGTGATTCGACGGTGTAAGAAGTTACCTTTTTTACTTTCATTTCTCCAATTGTAGGAATTATAATGTTGTATAATCTTTTGTATCTATCCTTACTTTGCTCTTGTATGGTATTATTTTTTTTGATTCGAAACCATTCTTCCCATAGTTCAGCCAATGTGATATTATTTCTATCAAGCACTACACCTTTGTCGATTAGTAACATTATATCCCGGTAATTCTTTTCAACCTCTTTAATTGTCTTCCCATATACAGTCTTTTTTATTGGCTTACCATCTTTTATTCCGACAGTTACCTGCTTGGCATATCTGCCGTCTTTTCGTTTTTTCATTGTTTCATTCCCCTTTCACAAAATAGGTATAAAAATAACACCTACTTGAAATGAGGTGCTGCAAATGATACAATCATACTGTTCAGGTAGATTATATCTAACACCTTGTTAGTAGTAATCTTTAGACCGCTCTTGTTGGTAGCAAGGGCGGTTTTTATTATAATGCTAAACAAAAATTAAAAACTTGCAAAATTAAATCTTTGATTTGTTCCAGTTGTTGAACCTCGTCAAAATAATATTCATGCTCATAGTCTGTATTATCGAATTTATGAAGTACAAACAAGTTATTTGAGTTTCTTATGTAAACACGACAAATCCATTTTTTGCTATTATCTCCAATTTGCATATAAGCATAATTACAAGTTTTTTTATAACTGATTTTTTCTTTAGAGGCTATCAATTTTTTTATATAGTCTAAAACTTCTAATTCTTCTTGGGAACATTCTAAAATAACTTTTTCGGATTCTTTTGTTATAGAAGAAGTATTATTAATAGCATTTTTTAATCGTTCATTTACTGTTTCATTTATATATTCATTATAGGAAGTCTTTATAATATCTCTAAATTTATCTATTATTGATTGAGTTTTTACTCCACTATACACACCTTTGGAAATTATGGCTTTTACAAACTGGTCGGTTGGGTTTTGAAATTGTTCGTCTATAGCCTTTTTTACCATTGCTGTATATTTAAGTTCAGAAGCACTATCTAAAATTCCTTTTAAATCAAATGCCTCTTTTTGGAATCTTACTAGTTCATTAATTGCACTATTTTTTAAATTTAAAAGATTTAATTCTAAAAATGGAGATGTATCCATTTTGTTTGTTTCTTCTAAATCGGAAAAAAATTTATAGACAATACCATTGGTCAATATACCAAATTTGGCTTTTGTTACGGTAAAATAACGAAATAATTGGTTAATATGTTTGGCATTTAAATCTATATTAGACGCCTTTACTTCAATTAACATTATAGGTTCGGTATTTTTTAGGATGGCATAGTCTACTTTTTCACCTTTTTTTGTCCCAGTATCTGCAGTGTATTCTGGAACAAATTCAAAAGGATTGAACACATCATATCCTAAAAGTTGAAAAAATGGTAAAACTAGAGAAGTTTTAGTTGCCTCTTCTGTTAATAGTGTATCTTTTACTTTGGAAATTCTGTCAGAAAACATATTAATTTTTTCTTTAAAATCCATAAAGTTCCCTCCTTAAAAATAATTAATATTTTATTGTAACTTGTTTTAACATTTTAACCATGACGTTTTTGGAGAACCTTGTCGAACGATGTAAAAAGTGTTCAACCTGTGAAACAGCTTATGTGGTATAATCTTCCTGTAAACAAATAAGCTTATGAATTTACAAAGAGTGTACATACTAATCACAAAAAAGAAACGAGTGTGACTGGTATGATAAATAGATTAGAAGAAGCCATTTGGGCAAGGGACTTAACAGTAAGACAAGTTTCCATTAAGTCTGGAGTCAGCAAGTCTACGATTAGCCGGCTCATGAAAGACAAAACAGCCGGCATTTCAATGGAAGCTGGTTTAAAAATATGTAAAGCCTTAGGTGCTGACCCAAGAGACATCTTCATAATATAAAAATAGAATATATGTTTGCATATTACCTGATGATGTGGTATTATAATTACAGGTGTGTGCAAACAAATGTTCTGCATTGGGAGGTACATAAAATGACAAATGAAGAATACATAAGATTAATAAACAAGTTACTAGTAAAATTTAATAATAAAACATTAAAAAGAATTTATAGTTACTTGGATGATTTACTAGTTGGAAGAGGGGATTAACCTTCTTCTTTTTTTTCTACATATATTAGAGCTTTTATATAATTTTTTAATCGTTCTCTATGATTTTTGTCCAATGAAGAATATTCTTTTAAGATAGTAACATCATCATTACTTAAATCGTATGCCTTCTTTATTTCGTCAAAGATTTCTATTGATATTTCCTTAATTGGTTCACCTTCACCCTCCATTAGCCAAAGATAGTTTATCTTAAATTCTTTGCAAATATCTTTTGCTACTCTATCAGTTAGTTTTACTTTTCCTGTTTCTATATTTGCTAAATTAGAACGTGAAATTCCGATGCGATTAGCAAATTCATTTTGATTCAAATTAAAGAATTCTTTACTTCTTAGTTTTTTTATTCTTTCTATTATATTGTTGGTATCATTCATATTTTCGCCTCCTAAAATGATAGTAACAAATAAAGAAATGTTTGTCAAGGACAAAAATATTCAAAAATAGTTTGACAAGGACTAAAACAAGTGATATAATGTCCTTAACAAACAAAGAAAGGAGAAAAAACATGAAAAACTTAAAAAAAGAAAAAGATGAACTTGTTGAAATGGCTAAATTATTAGCACAACTTTCACCTGAAGAAAGAGAAACTTTAAAAAAAGGGATTTTAATTGGAAAAGTAATTTTTAAAGATACAAATACCCCCAGACAAACAGCATAGAAAGGAAGATTAAGGAATATGAGAAAGAATAAATTGGTTAAAAATGTAAGATTTGACTTTGTAAACAGTGAAGGGATTGGCTGTATACATATTGAAGCAGATTGCAAAACAAAAGAGGATTTTGAAGAGGCATTAAAATTTGCACAAATGGCTAGTAAAATAATGCCTCCTGAAAAGAACTAATAATAAGCTTTTATAATGACAACTTTACCATTATATGTGTCATAAGTAACACGATTAATTAAATAGTCTAACACTATCTTTCCACAGATTTTGGATAGATTCTTATCTGTGGCTGGTATAGCAAGATAATTTCCAGATGAATCTGAAAGCTTTAAAACTTTTGTATCAATTCCATTGATTGTTGTTTTAATAGCTTCTGATTCATGCAATTTAAAAAGGTCAATCGCAGACATATTTAATTCTGACATACTAAACCATTCCCTTCCTATATACTCGGACATGCCAGTGTCCTGTAGATACATTATACAAGGAATGGAGAAGATTAACAAGGAACACCAAGGGAAACAGCCTAGAAAGGAGAACAGGAAAGAATGACAAGATGGGAAATATTGAGACATATAACAGGAGTAAAGGAAGTGTCAAGACTTCTGTATGATATCGTTCAGATGACTGGTTCGATAGAAGAATTAACGAAAGAACTTTCAAGTGAATTAACAAAAGAAGAGCTACAAGTCATTCAACAAGTAGCTCAATCTGGAAATTATCCATTATCCTTTGATGGAAAACAGTAATGACAACCATATATATAGAATAGAGAAGATTAACAAGATATAACAGATAAAGAAAGGAGTAATAAATTGAGCATAGAACTGAAAGAACTTCAAAAAGAAGTAGAAGAATTAAAGGAACTAATGCTTGATACAATCAAAATTATGAAAAGCAGTGTTGTACCTAAAAGAGCAATGAACAAGGAAGAACTTGCTCATTGCTTCCATATAAGTGAAGCACAGGTAAATAGATTATGTAAATGTGCTGATTCACCTGCCTATAAAACAGGAGCCGGCAAAACCGCCTCATGGATGTGCAACCCGGACAAATTTGAGCAGTATCTAGTTAAAAAGACAAAAGAAAACTGGAAAGGATAACAACATGGAATGGGTGGTACTTCAATACAAAATGGAAGAGAGCATATAAGGAGGTAGATAAAGTGAATGAACTAACAATTACAGAATACAAAGATATAAGAGTACTAACAACGCAACAGTTGGCAGAGGAGTATGGAACAGATACACAAGTGATTACTAATAATTTTAATCGTAACAAAGAGAGATATGTATTAGGGAAACACTATATCGCTTTAGAGGGTGTAGAAAAAAGGGAGTTTATTAACCAAACTCAAATTGATTTAGGTTCATTAAAAAATGCAAAAACTTTATATCTTTGGACAGAAAAAGGAGCATTACTTCACGCAAAATCTCTTAATACAGACAAGGCCTGGGAAGTATATGAGTATTTGGTGGACAATTATTTTCAAAAACCAAAAAGACAACTTACTGACAGAGAAATCATGCGTATGCAGTTAGAAATGTACGATGAGCATGAGGAACGCATTTCAAAGCTTGAAACCACAATGAATCTCGATTATGGACAGCAACAGGAATTAAAAAAAGTAGTTAATTCTACTGTGGTAAAAGCATTAGGTGGAAAAAATTCCAATGCCTACAAAAAGATTAGCAAGAAAGTATTCAGTGAATGTAATCGAGATGTGCAAGATTATTTCCATGTAAATTCAAGAAACAACATTCCAAGAATGAAATATTATGAAGCTATTAATTATGCAACGAAATGGGAACCTTGCAATAATACGAAATTAGCAATACAAGATTGTAATAATCAATTAAATATAGCTTAGGAAGGGGTGAGTAAATGAAAAAAGTAACAATTAGCTATTATGTACCCAATCGACTAGAAGCAAAATACAGAATAGAAATAGCGAGGGTATTGGAAGATATTGAAGTGAAAAAAGTAGTATTTGAGATTGAAGAAATAGGAGGAAACACAGATGAGTAAAAGATACAACAAAACAAAGCGTTGTTCTGTACTGCTGGGAAAGAAACCAAGCAAAGTGAATTATGAAAATAAAAAATGCTCACCAGTACCGCAAATACTTGGTGAGCAAACGGAAAATAAATCACAAGTTCAGAATAACAGATTTTTGAGGAGATTGCAAGGATAAAGGAGGAGAAACATGACAGTATATGAATTAATATTATTACTAATAAAATGTAATCCAAATGCGAAAGTAGTTACTTCTAGAAATTATGAACATATTGGAGAGTATCACACAATCAAACGTGCCTACGAAATTTCAAACGATACAGAAAGTGAATCAAAAAGCGGATTTGTATATTTGAAAGAGGAAGAAAGTGCAAATGATGAATGAATGGATTGAACTATCAGAGCAAGAAGAAATAGAACAAAGAAACCAATCAAAGCTAAGAAAAAGACAGGCTCTTGCTTATATAGAAGAAGAGGTCAATTTTAAGGAGGAAAAAGAGTATGAATTTATATGAAATTAATGCGGAAATATTAAACTGTATGGACGAAGTAGATGAGGAAACAGGAGAACTATTAAATTGGGAAAAGTTAGATGCATTGGTCATGGAAAGAGATAAAAAAATTGAAGGAATTGCTTGCTGGATAAAAGATTTAATAGCAGAAGGAAAAGCATTAAAGGAAGAAAAAGATTCCTTTGCAAAACGGCAAAAAGCTGCTGAAAATAAAGCAGAACAGTTAAAGAAGTATCTAACCAATGCCTTACAGGGAGAAAAATTTAAAACAGAAAAAGTTGCTATTTCTTGGAAAAAAAGCGAATCCGTTGAAGTGAAGGACTGGAAACAGTTGGAGGACGACTACTTAAGGTACAAAGAGCCAGAGGTGGACAAGACAGCAGTAAAAATAGCGCTTAAAAATGGGTTGCCTTTAAACGGAGTGCGATTAGTAGAAAAGAAAAACATTCAAATTAAATAGAGGTATCGTATGAGTATTTATAGCAAATTGTTGTGTATACAGGTAGGGTTAAAAGCACCAAAAGAACATTATAGTGAATTTGGCGGATATTATTATCGAAGCTGTGAAGATATTCAAGAGGCATTGAAACCATTGTTAGAAAAACAAAATACTGCTTTGGTTTTAAGTGATGAAGTAATACAGATAGGTGAACGTTATTATATAAAAGCAACTGCACGTTTATTGGATTGTGAAACAGCAGAAGAAATTAGTACAACAGCTTATGCAAGAGAAGAACTTGAAAAGAAAAAGTCTGATTCTTCTCAAATAACAGGTTCAACAAGCAGTTATGCCAGAAAATATGCACTGAATGGATTGTTTTGTATTGATGATAGCAAAGACGCAGATAGTAAAAAATGTGATATAGAATCATTAAGAAAACAATTCAGTGATGAAATTAGCAGAACTGGAAAGTCGTGGCATTATTTTACAGAAAAAGCTAGAAAGACAAAGGTAGAAGATATGACTGGAAGTGAATTAGAAGAAGCAATTAACGCTTTGAAAAGTTGTGAAACAAAAAAAAGAAAAATGGTATAAGTTCAGGTGATATCATTGTATGAATTAGCTCAATTGCAGCAATATAGAATTGACGAAACTGGGACAAGCCTTGTGATACATATTCCCAACAAGAACTACCAGGAAACCATAGAAAGCAAACATGTCCACCAGTGTGGTTTATGGCTGGATGATGGTAGACACATTAGTGCGGAGCAGCGTAAGAAAGCATATGCAACGATAAGGGATATCTCCGAGTATACCGGCTATCTTCCGGAGGAACAGAAAGAATGGCTTAAGTATTTACATATCGAACGAACCGGATGCCAGTATTTCAGCTTGTCCAATTGTTCCATGACAGTAGCAAGAGAATTTATCAATACGATTCTTGAATATGCCTTAGAAGAAGGTGTCCAATTAACGGATTTAGCATTGAATCGAACCGATGATATCGGAAGATATCTGTTCCAGTGTATCAAACATAAACGATGTGCTATCTGCGGACAAAAAGGAGAAGTTCATCATTGGGATGCCATCGGAATGGGAAATGATAGAAAACACTATGATGATTCTAAGAATCGAAAAATATGTCTTTGTAGGGCACATCATACCGAATGTCATACGATAGGAAGGGATGTGTTTGAAGATAAATACAAAGTATATGGCATTGTAATGCCAGCGTAACTGATTAACCAAGTTTAACGGATAAGTAACTACTCACACTATTACTAATTCGTACAACCCTACCTCGAATTGAGGTAGGGGAAAAAGGAGAATTATGAACAGCAGAGAAAAAGGAGCGGCAGGCGAAAGGGAGCTTGCAAATTATCTAAAAGAAAAAGGGTATCAAACAAGAAGAGGGCAGCAATATTGTGGAGCGAATGGAGATGCAGATGTTGTTGGCTTGCCTGGAATCCATATCGAATGTAAAAGAGTTGAAAAATTAAATATAGAAAATGCAATCAACCAATCATGTTTTGATGCAAGGAAAGGCGAAATACCAACCGTCATCCATCGGAAGAACCGAAAAAAATGGCTGGTAACCATGCGGTTAGATGATTGGATTGAGATGTATCAAAAATTCATGGAAAAGTAGGTGCGACATGAATTACATGAAAGAAATAATTGCCTTTGAGCAATGGCTCGAAACTCACTACTTGCCAATTTCAGCACAATTACTATGGTATAAATTAATGGCTATCTGTAATCGAGCAGGATGGAGTGAGTGGGTGACAGTAGATAACCTGCGTTTGATGGCAGCCATGCAAATGAGTCGTGAAGCTACATTAATTAAGACGAGGGACGAACTCATTAAAGCAGGGTTAGTTGAGTATCAAAAAGGGAAAAAGGGAAGTCCTAATAAGTATAAAATGATTTCGCTTGTTGCAACTTGTACTTTCAAAAACGTAGTACAAAACGAAGTAGAAAGCGAAGTAGAAAGAGTAGTAGAAAACGAAGTAAAAGGAGTAGTAGAAAGCGTAGACATATATAAACATAAACAAAACAAAAACAAAACTAAAAAGAGAAGTACTAAAGTACTTCCAGAAAAGTTTTGTGAGAGTGAACCGCTTAATAATGCTATCTTAGCTTTTCTTGCACACAGAAAATCTATGAAAGCACCTATGACAGAACATGCGATTGAGTTAATGTTAAAAAAATTAAATAAAATGACAGAGGTGGAAGAAGAAAAGATAGAAATATTAAATCAGTCGATTATGAATAACTGGAAAGGGATTTTCGAGTTAAAGGAGAAAAGATTTGCTTCTGGAAAACAGAAAACAGAGGACTTTTATGACGACATGAAGGAGTGGGTGAGTGAACATGAATGTAACTGAATTTGCTACAATAGCCTCCGCAATTAAGGCAGCGTATCCAAATGCTAATTTAATGCCAGATAAACGTTCCAAAGAAATTTGGTATACCATGTTATCAGACCTTGACTATGTTGTGTGTATGACAGCAATAAAAGAGCATATTAGTACAAATCGTTTTCCACCTTCGATTGCGGAGATTAGGGAGCAGTGTGCTAATATTGCAATTGGAAAAGTACCCGATTGGGGTGAGGGTTGGGAGCAGGTAGAAAAAGCGATTCGAAGTTGTGGAATGTATCAAGAGGAAGAGGCGTTAAAACGCATGGATGAAACGACAAAAATTTGTGTGAAACGCTTAGGCTGGAAAAATATCTGTTTGTCGGAAAACATTGTAGCGGATCGTGCAAATTTTCGAATGATATATGAGCAGATTGTAAATCGTAGCAAGAGAGAAGCACAATTATCTCTAGGGCTAAAAGAAGAAAAGCAGAGATTATATAGCTTAATACATCAGACAGAACAAAAGTTATTGCAGAATGAAAAATGTGGAGAGAACGATGGATAGACATATTAAACAAGTTAAAAGAGAACTGTTAAAAGACTGGGATGGGATACGTGAAGCTGCCAAGGAGAGAATCCGGCAACAGGGACATGATATTGTAATTATTTTGGAGGATGAAAGGAATGGTAAGAAATGAAAATAGATGATTTGGATTGGGAAGATTTATATAAAAAAACCGATTTGCTTATGAAAGAGTTAGGGGCAAACGAATACGTTATAGCAACAAATGAAAAGATGCTATTTGGAAATGTGCCGTATGTAAAAGTTAGTTTTCCTAAAAGAATAAATACGGTAGCAATGTTGAGAATGAACGGAAGAAAGTACACTAGAGAAAGAGGATATAAAAAAGACGGAAAAATTTATTGCGTGTATCAAATACGTTGGGAAGAAGATTAAAGAAAGGGGCGGCACGTATCTGGCTTAAGGTTATGGATGTTAGAGCCGAGAGGCTACAGGATATTACAATTGAGCAGATTGTAAAAGAAGGTATTAATTAAGAAGAAGTAAAACCAAATCAGAAGGGGTTTTATGCGTTTTCACAGAGAGAGCGAACGAAAGAAGATTATAACAACATAGAGCAAAAAATATTCCAAAAACAGTGGAGAGAAGAGAATGGATAAAATAAAAATAACCTGTACGAAGGAGCAAAGAGAAGCCTTAGATAAAATGCTACGGCTTGGATTTTGCACATCCACGACATATAGCTCTATTTTTCAAGCAAAAAATCAGACCGACTATGATATTTTGCAGAAAATCGAGTATGAAATAAGGAGAGAATCAGGAAACAGGGACTTGTAATTGTTTTAAAAGAAAGGTAGGGAAAGAAATGAAGGTAAATAAGAAACTATTGAAAGGATTAATAAGCGGAATATTGATATTATCACTTACTGCCTGTACAGAATCAGAGAGAGTTACATACAACATGAAACAAGAGGCTGAGAACTTTAATGTTTTAAGAAGATTTGCAGTAATTAACACAAGGACTGATAAGGTCGAATTTGAAATGATTGGTGCTTTCAGCAGAGAAGATTCGTCTGACAGTCAGGTTACTTTGGTAGTTGAAATGGAAGATGGAACATATAAGCGACATATAGTCGGATTGAACGAAAATACTATGTATATTATTGAAGATTTGGGTGGAGCGAAAGTCAACAAGTACAAATATCAAGTAAATTATATTCCGGAATCAATTGTACCGATTACAATTACAGAACATGATTAAAAACCGTTACCAGAACAGTATGAGGAGATAATGATGAATCAAGAAGAAGCAATAGAAATCTTAAAGAAAAACTATCCCAAAACAGCAAAAAAGGTTGATGGAATATACGTAGGTGGCTTTGATGATGTTGATTGTGAATTTGGGCAGGCACTTACAATTGCAATATCGTCACTAACAAAACAAATACCAAAGTTAGTAGAAAGGAGTAAAAAATGACAAGAGAAGAATTAATTAAAGAGTTGCGACTGTATGCTGGCATATACAGAGAATCGCCATTTCACAGGGAAGTAGAAGGAACACAAGAGCTCCTTGAAAAAGTTGCCAACTATTTGCAAGGAGCAAAAACTGTGAAAGATAAAGAGTGCAAAGAATACATCCACACTTATAAATGTAACAAAAAGACGTGCGATGGATGCAAGAACAGATATGTTTCAGAGATAATTACTGAACTTGAAGATTGTGCCAAACAAGAAGATTGTCCCGTGTATTTAGGAGATAGAGAGATTGACAGTTATGTAAAACTGTCAGAAGTGATTGAAATTATTAACAAGTATGTTGATTAAACAGAAATATAAGGATTTGAGGAGGTGGCACATGAGAGGATTCAAATGGATAGGAACAGCAACCAATAATAAAACTGGACAATACTATGTTATGTATGGAAGAAAAGGTATTGTTACTCTTTATGAAACAGATAAGGAATTTTCGGAAAAGAAGAAAACAGATATGTCTTTTAAAATGAGTGCAAAGGGTATGATAGGTTTTGCTTGTGAACATAAAGAAATGAGTTTTAACCAGAATCTAACCCGATAAACAGAAATTAGTAGAAAGGAGTAAGAGGTTTTCCCGGGAAGAAAAGACGTCTTTACTCCGTATAGAAAATGGCGAGGACAAAAATAGAAGTACCAGAAGGATTACAAAGTGATTATACAAGTATAATAGTTAGTTACAGCAATGGAATAGATAGCACAGGGGCATTATACTGGGCATTAAAACATTTTGATAGAAATAAGATTTATTTATTGTATTGTGATACTGGGTTCGAATATCCAGAGAATATTCAAATGTTTTACAAAACAGCCAAGTTTATTGGTGTGAAACCAGTATTACTACAACATCCAAAAGGGTTTTTGAAGCTTTTGTTAGAGGAGCGATTTAAATGGCCAGACATGAAAAACCGATGGTGTACAGCATATTTAAAGACAGGAATAACGGACAAATGGATTAGAGCAAATCGTCAGTTATTGGGTAAGAAATGTTTATTTGTTACTGGAGAACGTAGGGACGAGAGTAGAGGGAGAGCAAAACTCCCTGAACTAGAATACCATTCAACGACATTAAAAACAAAAAGAGTAGCTGATTTTACATGTCACTGGTACAGACCTTGCCTGGATTACGAAAAGGGAAAAATGTTCGAGCAAGGAAAAGAATTAAAATTAGAACCTCATTTTTGTTATGAGTACTTAGGTAGGTGTTCTTGTATGGCATGCATGTTCATGAGCAATGAGCATGCAATAGAAAATATGAAGAGGTATCCAGAAAAAATAAAACCTTTCATTGAAGCAGAAATAAAGCTTTCTCACACGTGGAAGAAAAAAGTAGGACTACAAGAGCTATGGAATCAATGTTTAGATATAGATGATATAGAGGAAAAAGAAAAAGGAATAAAAGAAAAAGAAACAACAGAAACTAATCCCAAAAAAGGAGATTAGATGATGAGACTTATTGGAATATTACAAAAAACTAAACACAATAAAAAACAAGAAAAAGAATTATTGTATAAAATAACTCAACATTTTGGAAAAGAGGTTGCAATTCGAGTAAGAAAAGAACTGAAACCTACTATCAAGGGAAGTACTTATAATACCTATGTATTAAGACTTAATATGGTGTATCAATTGTTGGTGGAAGGTGTCTCGTTAGAGGATGCAATCGAAAGAGCTAAAAAATATTAATAAAAAATAGATTCTTACAAAAACTATAAGAAAAAAGGTTAAGGAGAATCTATGGATACAAAAATATTAATCAGAGAATTACACAAGTATTGGGAATTAGAAAAGCAAGCTGAGGGAACCACGTTAGAGGAATTGGTTAAGGTATATAGACAGGACATACTGCACTATGGAGAGAATCCCGTAGGATTAAGAATGTTGAGTTCAAGAGATTATAATTACTATTTGAATTTACTGGAAGAAAAAAGTCTTGAAGAGTATGAGAAAGGCAAGGAGGAATAACCTGCCTTGCCAATCTCTATAATAACATAATTTTGATTACAGGTTCTATTATAGTTGGAACAATATTCCAAGTCAAGAGAAAGGAGTTAAAAAATTGACACGAGAAGAACTGAAAGATTACCAAAGAATATGCAATATAATTAAAAGGTTGGAACGTGAAATAGGAAATGAAGAGAAAAGAGAAATAGAAATTGTAAAAGGAAAGGTAAAAAGTTCTATGAAAGAACATCCATACATACAAAATCACGTGAGCGTGGAGATGTATGAACCTGTTCAAATGGATAAAAGCAGTAAAAAAATACTTAAAATGAAGTACGAAAGGACGAAATTGGTTCAAAAAAAACAGGAAATAGAGAAATACATAGAGGATATAACTGATTTTCAAACGAAGATTATATTTCGATATAAATTTATTGAAGGAAAGACATTACAAGAGATAGGGGAATTACTTGGTTATACAAAGGGAAGAATTTCACAAAAAATCTCTGAATTTATAAAAGATTAAACCCATTAAACAAAAAGGTATGCTATAATTATAATAGAACGAGTAGAACATATTCGTTTAACGTTACAAGTTTTAGTATCCCACCAACATTTCCGCTTGCTACCGATGTAGGTAGTAGGCGGATTGATATAATATACGTACCTCCTTTCAAAATAAATCAGTGTCCTGCTTGAAACTGATTCGGTTAGGACACGATAAGCCCAGATAGCTCAGTCGGTAGAGCAGAGACTAAGTCATCGTTTGCACTGGTTCGATTCCAGTTCTGGGCAGTTCCTGGAATAAAGGGTGAATTAAAAAAAGCATTTAGAGAGGTGTATGAGCATTGTAAGAATATTGAATCTTTAAATGTAAAGACAGATAACATAGTAAGTTATGAAAAGTATCTTCAGAAGAAGAGGGAGAAAGATGCAAGAAAGAAAGAATAAATTTAAATATGTAAAAATTGCATTGAACGAAGTGAAATTTGAGGGTTCATCGAGATGGCAATGGGGACTGAGTGGAGCTATATCTTTGGTATTGTCTATAATAACTTGTTTTAGCAAAGATACCATAGAAATACTAAAAACTACCGCTAGTACGTTTAATAGTGTTTCGTTGGCAATTATAGCAATGATTTTTACGGCATACGCTTTGTTTCAAGCTTTGCTTAATGATGATATGGTTTGGGAAATGAGCAAATACAATAATTTGCTTGAAACATCCAATCGGTCATTTTTAGGTGTGGTTTTTTTGTATTTGAGTAACATTATAATAAATACGATATTAATAATTATTCTTTCTACATTACCAACTGAATTTGGAATTAGCAATGATTATTGGATAGACAGTACCATTTGTTTTGTATTTATTTGGATATATGAAATATTTACATTTAGAATATTGATTGAAATTAGGAACTTTGCAATAAATATATATAAAGTGTTCATTGCTCATAATAAGTTGTCATTATTAAAAAAAGAAAATAAAGAAGAAAAAGAAGAAAATGAAACATTGTATAAAATGTTAGAAATTAAAAGGTTGAAAGAGCTTAAGATGATAAGTGAAGAAGAATATGAAGATAAAAGAAAAGAGTTTTTGAAAAGAATGTAAGAAATATTTTACATAGAGAGCCATCAAGGCTCTTTTCTTTTACCCAAAAACAAACGGAATAAAAATACAAAATATAGAAAGAAGATGATAACATGAATATAAAGAAAGTAGTAGTAGATAACCTCCCAAGGGACTGCATTGCCTGTCCACTTGACTATCGATACAAAAAAGATTGTGGTAAGGAAGTCAGTAGGAATTACAACGGGGGCTTGAGGATGGGAAAGGTGCCGGATAAGAGGTGCAAGCTGGATGTGAAATAGAAAGGAGTGAGCCTAGTGGCATTAACGGAAAAACAGAAACGATTTGCAGATGAGTATTTGATAGATTTGAATGCTACTAGAGCTTATAAGGTGGCATATCAAAGCTGTAAGAAAGATGAAACAGCGAGAGCGAATGGCAGTAGATTGCTAACAAATGCTAACGTTGCAAGTTATGTAGAACAAAGAATGAAAGCAAGAGAAAAAAGAACAGAAATCAAACAAGATTGGGTGCTAGAGGAACTAAGAAAGATAGCCAGTGCAAATGGTACTGATTTTTCACAGATTGTAGAAGAGCCAATTATAAAAAAAGGGGCTTATGTAACGGACCCGGCTACAGGACAGGTAAAAAAATACCAGACAGTAAAATTCATTCCAACAAAGGAATTGCCGGAAGAAAAAAGAGCAGCAATTGCAGCAATCAAGGAAACAAAGTTTGGAATTGCTGTGGAAACGTACGATAGACTAAAGGCATTGGAACTATTGGGACGACATTTGGGAATGTTCAAGGATAAGGTGGAAGTATCTGGATTAGAGAATGAAAAATCAAAGTTGGATGACTTAATACAACAAATGCGTGATGGTAAGAAATGAGCAAAGAAAGTTTACTTCTATCAGATAAATATAAGGCATTTCTCCGTTGTAATGCACCTGTTGAGTTTTTAGAGGGAACGACTGCTGCCGGAAAGACAACAGTAGGAATCTTTAAATTTTTCCTCAAGGTTGCTCAATCGCCTAAAAAATATCATATTATTGCTAGTAAGGATACAGGAACAGCCGAGAAAAATATTATCAATAAAGACCTAGGTATTATAGATGATTTTGGAGTATTAACAGAATATAATGGTAATGGGTCGAAAGATGAAAAAATCCCACATATTGTCTATCATACAAATAATGGGGATAAAATTGTCTATGTAATGGGATATGGAGACAAAAAGAAATGGCAAAAAGCATTAGGTGGACAATATGGCTGCCTTTATATAGATGAAATTAATACAGCAGATATCGACTTTGTTCGTGAGGCTTCTATGAGATGTGATTATTTTATGGCAACCTTAAATCCGGATGACCCAAGTCTTGATGTATACAAAGAGTATATCAATTGCAGTAGACCGCTACCAGAGTATGAGAAAGACACTCCAACTGAATTATTAGAAATGTTATGTGAAGAACCAAAACCTAACTGGGTACACTGGTTCTTTTCTTTTGAACATAATTTGGGGTTAAGTAAAGACAAAATAGAGCAAATCAAGTTAAATGTACCAGTAGGGACTAAGCTATGGAAAAATAAGATTCAAGGGCTTAGAGGGCGGGCAACTGGTTTAATATTTCCAAATTTCAATCGAAAGAAGCACATTGTAAGCGAAGAATGGGTAAAAGAACAAGTTAAACTAGGAAAAATAAAATTCAAACGTTTTACAGCGGGTTTAGACACTTCTTATTCTTCTAAAAGTGCTGATACAATCGCTATGATATTTCAAGGAATTACAGAAGATAGAAAATTGATTACCCTAGCAGAAAAAGTATACAGCAACAAGGATTTAAGTATACCGCTAGCACCATCTGATACAGCAATAAAATTTATAGAATTTCTGGAATGCTGTAGGAAAGGATGGGGATATTCGAAGGATGTATTTGTTGATTGTGCAGACCAAGCTACAATAACAGAATTAAAAAAATACAAGCGATTGCATAGTTGTTTATATAATTTTATAGATTCTTACAAGAAAGTGACTATATTAGATAGAATTAAATTTCAGTTAGGATGGTTGCAACAAGAATGTTATTTCATTGTTGATGCATGTATCGAGCATATAAGAGAGATGGAATCCTATAGCTGGAAAGAGGATAAGGATGAGCCAGAGGATATGAACGACCATACGATTAATGCCAATCAGTATGCGTGGATACCATACCGTAATATAATCGGATTTGAGGAGGTAAATAAGTAAGTGAGGTGGACAAAACAATTGAGTGATGGAATAAAAAAAGGAATACGAAACTGGTTAAATATTGCTCCAGCAGGTCCTTATGCAATACAAATCAGTGAAACTATGGATTTTGAGCTAAGTGCGATTCGTAATCGTATTTGGTATCGTGGCGATAGTAATGAATTAGAGCAATTATATCAGCAATCAAATGAATACGCAGATAAATATAAGTTTTGGGCATCTCGTTGTACTCCTGGTATGGAAATGCGAAAGATACATACAGGATTGCCCTCTTTAATTGTTCGGATTTTGAATAGTATCGTCATTTCCGATATGAATGAATTTGAGTTTGAAAACCCAAAGCAGGAAATGTTGTGGAAAGAAATAGAAAAGGAAAATAAGTTTCGGAAGAAATTAGAAAAGTGTTTAAAAGAAGTTCTATATATTGGTGATGGAGCATTTAAAATCACGTTAGATACTTCTATTAGTCAATACCCTATTCTGGAATGGTATTCAGGGGAACGGATAGAAATAGTAAGAGAACATGACCGACTAAAAGGTATTATATTTAAAACTCCATATGTGGAGAGAGAACAACAATATATACTACATGAGTATTACAGCTATGGCATGATTAAGAATGAATTATATAAAGGTAATACATTGATTCCAATTAACTCTATCGAAGCAACAAAGAATATAAGAGATTGGGAGTTTGATAAAAATATTTTATTAGCAATTCCATTACAAGTATATGAAAGTGCTAAGTATGAAGGCAGAGGAGGAAGTATATTTGATGGGAAATTAGATTCTTTTGACGCATTTGACGAAGTTTGGAGTCAATGGATGGATGCTATAAGAGCAGGTAGGGCAAGAACTTATATACCAGAATCTTATATACCTAGAAATATGGAAACAGGTCAATTAATGAAACCAAACCCGTTTGATAATCGATTCATAGCTGGTGATGACAATTTAAATGAAGATGGAAAAAATACAATAAAAACGGAACAGCCAATAATTCCTCATGATAGTTATTTATCTTCTTATATTACAGCTTTAGACCTTTGCTTACAGGGGGTTATTTCTCCTTCTACATTAGGTATTGATACGAAAAAACTAGACAATGCAGAGGCACAGCGGGAAAAAGAAAAGTCTACCTTGTATACAAGAAATGCAATCATTGAGGCTTTGCAGGAAACATTACCGAAAGTTGTTGAATGTTGTATTAATGCTTATAATATGCTGCTTAAACTACCAACAGAAGAGGTAAAAGTAAATATTCCATTTGGTGAATATGCAAATCCATCTTTCGAAAGCCAAGTAGAAACAGTAGTAAAAGCAAAACAGGGTGGAATTATGAGCATTGAACGTTCTGTAGAAGAATTATATGGAGACAGTTTAGATGAACACTGTAAACAAGAAGAAATCAAACGTTTAAAAGCAGAACAAGGTATTGCAGAATTGGAAGAACCAGCCTTAAATACGGAGGGAATGCAAATAGATGAAAGTCATAGTGATGAATAAAATATATCCGATGAATCAAAAAGAATATAAGAAATTATTGCAGATAGCAAGTGAAAATGTCGCATTTGGAATTTATGCAGTTGAGAAGAAAGGATATGCGGAGTTGAGGAATGATAAGTGCAAAAGTATCACCCAGTTAAAAGAATTAACACGGCAATTTAAATCACAGGGATATAAAGTGTTGGCAAATAGGTAAGCATATGAATGAGTACGATATAGGAAAAGCATTTGAACGGATTGAAAATGAGTTAATCCGTTCGATGATAAGAAATCTTGACCGACATCGAGCGGAAGAAACAGAACTGGGATATAATTGGGAACAGTGGCAAGTAAAGCAATTACAAGCATTAGAAGAATATAAGAAAGCGAACAGAAAACAGTTTAAAGGTCGATTTAGAAGGATTAATGCATCAATAGATGGTTTGATAAGTTTGGCTAGGCAAGAAGGAAATATGAGCCAAGAGAAAGCTATTTTAGAAGCAATTAAGAAAGGATATCGACCCAGAACATTTAAAGACCTATTTGAAAAGTATAAAGGTAAAAATATAAGAGAAATAATGGATTTAATTCTGCGTAAGAATATTCAATCAGAAATAAATGGAGAGTTTTTTAAATTAAATGATAGAAAAATGGCTGCATTGATAAGAGCAACAAAGCGAGATTTTCAAAAAGCAGAACATGCTATATTAAGAATGGCAGAAGACCAATATAGGAAGATAATTTTTGATGCTCAAGTCTACGCAAATACTGGCTCTGCTACATATGAAAAGGCTGTAGATATGGCAACAAAGGACTTTCTAAGCCGTGGTATTAACTGTATTGAGTATTCGAATGGTGCAAGGCATACCGTAGCAGATTATGCTTATATGGCAATCCAAACCGCTTGTAAACGTGCTTATTTGACAGGGGAGGGAGAGAAGCGGAAAGAGTGGGGAATTTCAACGGTTATTATGAATAAACGTGGAAATCCTTGTCCTAAGTGTCTGCCATTTGTAGGAAAGGTATTGATTGACGATGTATGGAGCGGAGGAAGTGCAAAAGATGGCAATTATCCTCTCATGAGCCAAGCAATCGCAAGAGGGTTATACCACCCACGTTGCAAGGATAGTCATACTACCTATTTTGAGGGTTTCAGTACACCGCCTGATGAAAGATTTACTCAAAAAGAAATAAATGAGATTGAAAAAAATATAAAAAATGAAGTAAGGAAACAATATGCAAAACGTCAAGTTGATAAGTATGAGAGACTAGAAGAATTTTCTTTAGACGATGATAATAAAAAGAAATATAGAAAAAGAATCAAATCATGGGAAATAGTTCATAGTAATGAGACTAATACATTTAAAGAAAGAGAACTACGTTATAAAGACAATGAGGGTATTTTTACAACATTAGATGCAAGGTCAAAAGGAAAAGATGTTATAAAGCCTCATAATATTAAAAAAGAGATGAGAAAGTCTGAAATTGGAAAAGAATTGTTGCAATACTTGGAGGATAACAATATACCAGTTCGGATTTTTTATGGGGTAGACATAGAAAAGGATATCATGGGTTATTTTATGGATAATGAAATATATATCTATGCTGATAATACTAGAACAGTAAAAGAAACAACCTTAACTTTAATCCATGAAGCAACACATGCTAAAATTAGAAAGCCAAATTCAAAGAATCAAGAATTAGAATGTTTTACAAATGAGTATAAACATAAAGGAATAGAATTGACAGAAAAAGTTAAAGAACGTATAATAAAACATATAGATAACAAGTATGATTACTTAGAATGGGAGTGATTTTATGAAAGATACTTTAACTTTAATGCCACATGAAAGATTAAAGATGTTAAGAAATGGAGAAATTGTATTGTGTACCCATTGCAAAGTTGGGATAATGCAACCGATTGGAGATGCAGTAAAAACAAATACATTTCAGTGCAATAAATGTAAGAGGCAAATGATATTTAATTAACCACCTAGTAGGTAGCTAGGTGGTATTTTTATGCAGAAAAGAAAAAAGAATGATAATGATTAGGACGTTGAAATAGACGTCTTATTTTTATGCCCGAAGGCTCAAAACTACGTGAGACACACTGTAAAACTGTAGTGCAGACAGCACAGAAAAAACTGTTTATAGAAAGGAACGATAAAAAATGAAACAAAGATTACCTTTAAATTTACAATTCTTTGCAGAGCAAGGAGAAGAAGGGCAACAACAAAATCAGGCACAGCAACAGCAAGGAACAAATCAATCGACACAAACACCATCGTTTGATTATGAGAAACTAGCCAGTATTGTAGCTGGAAAACAAAATGTAACTGAGGATACTGTCTTGAAAGGGTATTTCAAGCAACAAGGTCTTAGCAAAGAAGAGATGGAACAAGCAATTTCTGCCTTTAAGGAGCAAAAGGCAGCACAGCAACCTGATGTAGAGAAAATACAAGTACAAGCAGTTCAAGCACAACAAGCATTACAACAATCGCAAATCGAAAATAAGGCAATTTTATCAGCGATTGAATTAGGACTTGATGTAAAAACAGTTCCATATCTTATGAAAATGGCTGATTTTAGCAACGTTATGAAAGAAGATGGAACAATAAATGAAGATACTATAAAAGAAGCCTTAAACAAAGTATTAGAGGATGTACCAGCACTGAAACCAAGTACTGAAAAAGCAACTGGATTTATGCAAGTTGGTGCAAGTGGAACACAACAACAAAATAATCAAAGCGACTTATTAGCATTTGCTTTTGGAAACAAAAAATAAGAAAGAAGGTTTTAAATTATGTCAGTATATGATTATGCAGAACAATTTGAAAGAGAGTTACAACAAAAATATGAAAGAGAATTGACCTCTGTTGCTTTAACACAGTCAAATCCAAGTATTAAATTTATCAATGCCCAAACAATTAAATTACCAAGAATGACAGTATCCGGCTATAAGGACCATAACAGAAATGTGTTAGGGTTCAATACGGGGACTGTTACGAATGATTGGGAACCAAAAAAATTAGAGCATGACAGAGATATTGAAATTCCTATTGATCCAATGGATATTGACGAAACAAATCTTGTCCTAGAGATGGCGAATATTCAAAATGTATTCGAGGAAGAGCAGGCAATTCCAGAAAAAGATTCGTATCGCTATTCGAAGTTATATGCAGAAGCTAAAAATTATCAGTCTAAAGGAGCAGTGATTGACAATACAGTATTGACAGTTGACAATATCTTGGATTGGTTTGACCAGCAAATGGAACGAATGGACGAAAATGCAGTGCCAAGCGAAGGACGTATTTTATATCTGACTCCAGCTGTGAATACATTAATAAAAAATGCTTCCAAGCTTACTAGAACAATTGACGCAAGAACAGGAGGAGGAATTGACCGAAGAGTGTATTCATTAGATGATGTAAGCTTTGTAAAAGTTCCAAGTGCAAGAATGAAAACAAAGTATAACTTCACAAATGGTTGTGTGCCGGCTAATGATGCAAAGCAAATTAATATGATCTTAGTTCATCCATCATGTGTTATTTCGAGAGATAAGTATGCGTATATGAAGTTATTTACACCAGGTAGCGATTCTCGTACTGCAGATAAGTATGTATATCAGAACAGATATTATACAGACACATTTTTAATTGAAAATAAAGCTTGTGGTATTGCAATTAATGCAGAAAGTGAGGGATAAAATGGAAGCGAGTAAAGGAAATAAAGTATATACCATTGATGAACTAGAAAAGGAACAGTATCGAAATAATGGATATGATATCTATGATGAGGATGGAGAAGTAGTTGCCTATGGAAAAGGTAAAACAATTCCGTATGAGCAATATGCAGAATTAAAAAAGCAATATGAGGAATTAAAAGGGCAACAAGAAGAACCAAAAAAGGGAAAACAAACAAAAAAAGAGGGTGAATAAATGCCTTATGCAGAAAAAGAGTATTATATAGGAGTATTTCAAGGGCACATTCCAGAGGAAGAGATAAGCAAATATCTGAATCAGGCAAGCCGGCACATAGATTCGCTTACCTACAATCGAATTGTGGGTAGGGGAATTTCTAATTTAACAGAGTTTCAAAAAGACATTCTAAAAGAGGTATGCTGTGAACAGGCTGAATTTGAGTACAATAATCGAGAAATATTTGACATGATATTGCAAGGATATAGTATCAATGGTGTCAGTATGCAATTTGGAGAAAGTTGGAATGTGAGCATACAAAAAGGGATTCCAATGAAGCGAGATACTTATGAAATTCTAAGCCAAACAGGTCTTACTTGTAGATTGGCGGTGTAGCATGAAATATCCTTGTTTAGTGCCAAAGCAGTTCTGTACTACTCCAATTCATGTAAGCATTGAATCGGAAGAGATAAATAACTTGGGAATGCCTAAATATGTATTAGAGTTGGACATACAATGTAATTATCAAGAAACTGCAAAACCAGTATTGACGGCAGAGAAAAAGATAATACAAATTAATGGAATAGCTTTGTTCTGTGGTGATATTGCTCCTAATATTCCAATATTAAGTAGCGGCACTGTTATAATAAATGGCATTGAAAGGCAAATAGTAACTGGTGAAAAGGCAAGAAATCCAGATGGTACAGTGAACTATTGCCGACTAAATCTTGTGTAAGGAGTGATAGAGTGAATGTCAGTTCAAGAGTAAAAATCAATCGTCAAAAAATAAAGCAATTAACAATGGCTCAAATAACAGCATTAGAAAAGACAACAGAAGCACTTCATACAGAAGTAGTACAGGCTCAGGTATTTCCGTTTCAGACAGGAAACACCCAAAATGAATCTACGTTTCCGGATTATTCGAAATCAAAAGAAGGACGTACCAGTATTGTAACAAGTAATCCTTATGCAAGGCGATTGTATTATCACCCCGAATATCATTTTTCTAAAGCAGAAAATCCAAATGCTAGAGGAAAATGGTATCAGCCCTGGATTGATGGAAAAGAAAAGAATTTCTGCAAAGAAACATTCAAGAAGTTCTATAAGGAAGATGGTGGACTGTGATGTTATCATTAAAATTGGTGAGAGAATTTATTGCAAGCCTTGGTCTTGTAAAAGACGATAATGTATACATTGGAAAACTTGATAACAAACAAAAATGTTCGATAGGAGTGTACAATCGAGAACATGACGGAGCAGAGCAAATTCCAATCGGTGGTAGAGAGAGTGGAACATTTCAAGAAAAACGTATATCTCTATTAATTCACTGGAATAAGAATCCTGTAGAAGCAGAGGAGATTGCATATAAGTTATACAATTTATTACAACAGCAAAAAGAGTTTTATATGGATACAACCTATATACATTATATTCGGATGATGGTAGACGAGCCAAAAGATGTTGGAACGGATGATGCTGGAATTTACGAATATGTGATATGGGTTGATTTTATTTATAGTGAAAGAAAGGATTGAAGATATGGCAGATGTAGCGAAAGTATATCCTGTATATGATAATAAATTTAAGATAGGGATAAAAGGATTAGATAGTACAGCGTCCGACATGGTTATAATCGCTAATGTAGAAAACTTTGCACCTAGTATTGATGGCGGTGTAGAGGAATGGAATGCGATGGAGCATGGTGGGTGGGGAGATGCAATGATGACAAGTAAGAAGTTATCATTCAGTTTTAGTGGTAAGAGAACTTATGGCGACCCAGGGAATGATTATGTGGCAGGACTAGCTTGGAAATCAGGAAATGATGTTGTTACAAAATTTGAATGGGAAATGCCAAGCGGTGCAAAAGTAGAATTTGATTGTATCGTAAATGTAACAACCCCAAGTGGTGGAGATAGTACTGCAATTGATGGATTAGAATTTGAAGTACATTGTAAGGGAAAACCAAAATATACGAAAGCTTTACCCTAATGAACCCACAGAAAGTGGGGAAGTGGAAACATTAAGTATAGCAAAGGAAGAAACACCTAAGGAATAATTCTTTAGGTGTTTTGTTGAATTGGAAAGGAAAATAAATATGAGTAAAGTAGTTGATATAACGGAACAGTTAAATTTTGAAGAAAATCCTAAGATTAAAATAGGTAAAAAAGAATATGAAGTAAATGCAGATGCTACGAGTATGTTGAAAGTGATGCAGTTATTAGGTGATGTAACAAATATTACACCAAAAGATATTGTTAGTGTTTATGAAATTTTATTTTCCAAAGAAGAAAGAGATAAAATTGATAAATTAAAATTAAAATTTGAAGATTTTACTACATTAGTAATGTCAGCAATTGAAGTTGTAACTGGTGAAAAACAGGGGGAGTAGAAGAGAAAGAATCTTACTACGATATATTTGAAGATTTTGATTTAATCGTGTCTTCTTTTCAGACGCAATATGGAATCCGAATATATTCACAAGATTTCAAGAAAATGCCTTGGAAAGAGTTTTCAGCATTGCTTAGCGGACTAGCACCGGAAACACCACTTGGAAGGGTTGTAGCAATTCGAGCAGAAACAAATAAGGAAGTGATTAAGAATTTCACTCCAGAACAGAAGAAAATAAACAAAGAGTATCAAAGAAGAATTGCGAATGGCATGAGCAAAGAAAAATATAAGCGAGAAATGGACAGATTGGAAAAAGAAATTGCAAGAATGTTCCAATAGTTATTTCTTTTTTACCCAATATCTGGTATAATAATTTATTATTACTAAAGTATGGAGGAGAAATAAAAATGAAAAAAACTATTGTAACTTTATTAATTGCTGTTTTACTTATTCCTTTATTTGTACCACAGCAAGCAGAGGCAAGTCAAAAAGATTCGCAAATAATTATGGATGCCTATAATTGGGTATGTGAAGATGTTTGGAATAATTATTTTTGTGATATGTATCATTATATCGAATCAGGAACGGGTTCATTAGGTCAAAAACTAAATGCTAAGAAATGTATAAAGAATGGGAAAAAAGTAGTAAAAAAGGTGGCTTATTATGATGCTCAAATGAAAAAATTAAGTAATACGAAAAAGAATAAAAAAGCAAAAGAAATTTGGAAAAAACTAAAAAAAGAGATAATTATGTTAGACAAACAATTACAAGAAAAGACTCCAAAGGCAAATGATGAATCTTATATTTTTAATACGGATAAGTTCCAAACTTATATGTATAAATTGCTAGATTATGTATATTAATTGGTAGAATGACCGCTTACTTAGATAGGCGGTTTTTTCATGCCTAAAATTAAGGGTAAAAGGTGATAACAATTGAGAAAATAAAATGTAATAAATGTGGAAAAACGTTATTATATGCGGAACATATAGAGGGTGAAATTAAATGTCCACGTTGCAAAGAAATAAACAGGATTAAAATAGAACGCAAAGGGAAGAGCCAATAAGCTACACCATAGAGTAGTAGCAAGTGCCTACTTTGGTATTAAAGGTAGGTGACTTTATGGGTGCCAGTGTTGGCGAAATAGATTTAGACTTACATGTCAACCGGAATGGTTTTGACAGAGAAATGCAAGGAATACAAGGACTTGCAAAGAAAGCAGGTGCTGCACTTGCTGGAGCATTTGCAGTTAAAAAACTTGTAGATTTTGGCAAGAGTTGTATCGAATTAGGAAGTGACTTAGAAGAAGTTCAAAATGTTGTTGATGTGACATTTCCTCATATGACTGCACAGGTAGACAAATTTGCAAAAGAAGCGGCAGCAAGTTTTGGATTATCTGAAACCATGGCAAAAAAGTTTACTGGAACTTTTGGAGCAATGGCAAAATCGTTTGGATTTTCGGAAAAGGCTGCTTATGATATGGGAAGCACATTGACCGGGTTAGCTGGAGATGTAGCTTCTTTTTACAATATATCTCAAGATGAGGCATATACAAAGTTAAAGTCGGTATTTACTGGTGAAACAGAAACATTAAAAGACCTTGGTATTGTAATGACTCAAAATGCTTTAGATGCTTATGCAATGGCAAATGGTTATGGGAAAGTTACAAAAGATATGTCTGAGGCGGAAAAAGTGGCATTAAGATACGCTTTTGTACAGTCTCAATTAACTGCTGCAACAGGTGATTTTGCTAGAACATCAGGAAGCTGGGCGAACCAGGTTCGATTATTAAGTCTGCAATTTGAATCGTTAAAAGCAACAATTGGACAAGGATTAATCAATTTGTTCACTCCAATTATTAAAGCAGTGAATGTTTTGCTAGGGAAATTAGCTACTTTGGCAAATGCTTTTAAGGCATTTACAGAACTTATTACCGGGAACCATGGAAGTGCATCATCTAATAATGGAATCCAAGAAACTGCAAATGCAGCAAATGAAGCACAACAAGGGTTAGGTGGAGCAACAGGGGCAGCCAATAATCTAAAAAAAGCAACAGATGGAGCAGGAAAGGCAGCAAAAAAAGCTGCCAAAGAAATGCAAGGTCTATCCGGGATTGATAAGCTTAATAATCTTACCACGACAGGCGATAAAGGTTCAGATGGTAGTGGTGGAAAAGGCTCAGGCAGTGGTGGAGTTGGTGGCTCTGCTGTTGATTATGGAAAGTTAAACGATGGCGAAAATGTTATAGACAAGCAAGTCAACAAGTTCCAAGCATTGATTAATCGAGTAAAAGAGTTAGCTGGATTATTTGCGAAAGGATTTAAAATTGGTCTTGGGGATACGTCTGTTTTACAAGATATACAGGATTCTTTAAACAGTATAAGAAATAGTATAGTAGAAATATTTTCAGATCCTAACGTATTAAAAGCAGGGAATCAATTTCTTAATTCTCTTTCCTTAAATATGGGGAAAGTTGCAGGTTCATTTGCTTCTGTCGGTTTGACAATTGCAGATAATATTCTAGGTGGAATGTCTAAATACTTAGAACAGAACAAAAATAGAATTAAAGGCTATCTTGTTTCTATGTTTGAGATTGGTTCGGAAACAGCAAATATTATCGGTGATTTTTCGGTTGTATTAGCTGATATTGCTACTGTGTTCCGCTCTGACACTGCTAAACAGATAACAGCGGATATTATTTCGATATTTTCAAATTCATTCATGGGAATATCGGAAATTTCTGCAAAAGGGACCAGAGATTTCTTAAAAGCAATTACTGACCCAATTGCAAAAAATAAAGACAAAATAAAAAACACAATCCAAGGCATGTTTGAAGCTGTTGAACCAGTTTTTAGGGCTTTAAGCGATATAGTAACCAAAACTTTTGAAAAGTGGAATGAAGTATATGATCAATATGTTTCTCCAGCATGGGAAAAGTTTTCGAGTGGATTGGACAAGATTCTTTCAATTACTTTGGACGCATTTAATAAATATCTATTACCACTATTCAAAAAGATTGGAAAAGAGTTTAAGCAATTAGCAGAAAAACATATCCAACCCCTTATAAACGCTTTTTTGGAACTTTGTGGGAAAGTAACAGAGGCAATTGCAACTTTATGGAATTTTCTTAGTCCGTTTGTTGGCTGGTTTATTGAAAAATTTATTGCTAAAATGGCCACAAAAATTGAATGGTTTTGGACAAAAGTAAAAGCAGTAGTTTCTATTATTTCGGATTTACTAAAGGGACTTTGTGATTATCTGAGTGGTTTTATTGATTTCATAACTGGCGTATTTACTGGTGACTGGGGTAGAGCGTGGGATGGAATAAAAGAAATGTATCGTTCTATTTGGGAAACGATGAAAAACATTGTTGGAGACGCTTTGACCTTTATTAAAGATACCATTATAACTGGCTTCAATGCTGTAAAAGCAGTTATAGAAGTTATTTGGGATGGAATAAAGCTGGTATTTTCAACAGTATGGGAGGAAATCAAGAGGATTTTTGAACCTGTTGGAGATTGGTTCAAAGGAAAATTTGTAGAAGCTTATAAAGGGATTACTACCGCTTTCCAAAACATAGGGGAATGGGCAAGTGATAGGTGGAAAGCAGTTACAAAAGTATTCCAAGACGTAAAGAATTGGTTTGGACAACGATTTAAAGATGCGTATACCAATCTTACAAATGCCTTTTCTGCAATTGGTACTTGGGCGAGTGAAAAATGGAGAAATGTAACAGATGTATTTAAGGGTGTAGGAGGATGGTTTCAAAAAAAGTTTGATGCTGCCTATAGAAAAGCAACAAAAGCTTTTTCCGGAACTGGAAAATTTTTTAGCGGTGTATGGAGCAATATAAAAGGAGCATTCGGAAATATTATTGATTGGTTTCGAGATAATTTCTCAAAAGCTTGGGAAGCTGTAAAAAAAGTTTTCTCTTCTGGAGGAAAAGTGTTTACTGGTATAAAGGAGGGAATTTTAAAAGGATTAAAAGATGTTATTAATGCCTTAATTGATGGAATCAATAGAGTTATATCAGTCCCATTTAAAGGAATTCAAACAGCATTAAATAAAGTGAAAGGGTTTGAAGTAGCTGGTGGTCATCCGTTTGGTGGACTTCCTACAATAGATACACCACAGATACCAAGACTTGCTCAAGGCGGTTTTGTGAAGAAAAATACTCCACAGCTTGCTCTTATTGGTGATAACAGGCATCAAGGAGAGGTAGTTGCTCCTGAAAATAAGTTACAAGACTTGTTGAACCAAGCAGTAAAACAGTCTAATAGTAGTGATGTATCTATGCTAGTACCTATGATGAAAGAAATGATAGGAATATTAAAAATGATATACGGAAAAGAGTACGTTGCATCAGTAAGTAGTAATGATGTGTACAAAGCATGGGAAACCGAAAAAAAGAAAGTGGAGAAACGAACAGGAAAATCCATATGGTAAGGTGATAAAATGGCAGATTATAAAGGATATTTAATGAAAGTGGAAGGGATTGGAATCGTCCCTTCTTACTTATTTACAGCTTATGAATCAAATCCGAATCAAGAAACAGACTTAAATTCTTATACAGATGGAAATGGCTTAACGCATAGAAATGTTTTGCCACATACAAAGTCGACTATAAAATTTACCACACATCCTAGAATGACATTAGATGAAAAAATTAAACTACAAAAATATTTTCCTAACCGAAAAAAAGTGGTAGTTGAGTATTGGAATGATGAGTATAACAAGTATACAACGGGAAATTTTTATATTACTCCTGTTACATTCCCGGTTAAAGATTATGATAAAGAAACGATTTATTATGACAGCATTACTTATGAGTTGATTGAATATTAGGAGGGAGACCTGTGTTAAATGTAAGTGAAGAAGTAAAAAAACTATATAGGACAGACTATCTTCCTCAACGAGAGAAAAATGTTCATAAAGAACTTTTGATTGTTTTTCCAGAATTAAATTTAGTAATTGAAAATGATAGAATTTATGCGGAAAGCATGAAAATAACGGAAAGTCTTTGCAGCGAAGAAGATTTAACATTTGGATCATGTGAAGCAGCACAATTTGAAATTACGATAGCAAATGTTGGGGAAGAAATTAACGGAAAAGAATTTGTCGTTACTCAAATTTTAGATGAGAAATATACAATGCCATTAGGAACATATGTTGTCGATTCTGTTAAAAAGCGTGATGATTTATGGTTTAAGGATATTACTGCCTATGATAATATGCTTCAATTTGATATTGACGTAACAAGCTGGTACAACACGATTCAGTTACCGGCTAAATTAAAAGATTTTCGGCAAAGTTTATGTAACTATGTAGGTGTAAAGTTTGAAGAACAGGAACTTCCTAACGATGATTATATAATTACAAGAACATTGAATCCGCAAACACTAATAGCTAGAGATGTGATGAAAGCTATTGGCGAGATAAATGGGATGTTTGGACATATGACACGAGAAAATAAATTTAAATTCATAGATTTAAGTGGACTTGGTCTATATCCGTCTGAAACACTATATCCAGCAAATGATTTATTTCCAAGTGAACCGGGAGAGATAATGAGGAATGGAAGCTATAAGTCGATTTTTTATGAAGATTATTATGTAAAAGCAATTGATAGTCTTACCATTCGAAACGAAGAGGGAGATATTGGAATCACAGTAGGGGAAAAGACAGAAAATCCATATATAATACAAGGGAATTTTTTGGTGTATGGAAAATCAGCAGATGAATTAAGAAGAGTAGCAGAAAAAACTTTGTTAAGGATAAAAAATAAATATTATATACCACATACAACAACTATGATAGGACTTCCATATGTTGAAGTGGGAGATTCGGTGGCGATTATCAAAGAAACGGATACCATCGAATCCTTTGTATTTAAACGAACACTTACAGGGATTCAATCATTAACAGATGAAATTTCTGCCACTGGAAATGAAACGAGAGAAAATAAGGTTGCACTTTCTACTCAAATTGAACAGGTAGAGGGAAAAATAAGACGAGTTACCAATGATATAGATGAATTATCAAACGAAATGGTAGATAGTGTAAATGGTTTAGAAAGTAAAATTACTCAAACAGCTGAGCAATTTGAAAGTAATCTAAATGATACAAGAAATAACCTGCAGAGCCAAATCAGCCAAACAGCAGGAGAGATTGTCTTAAAAGTGGATTATAATGGAAAGCTAGTACAGGTAGAACTTGGTAATGATGCATCACTTGGAAGTATTCTTAAGCTCATGGCAGATAATATTAGCTTGGAGGGACTTACTACAATCAATGGCGGATTCAAGGTTCTACTAGATGGAACGATGGAAGCAGAAAATGGAATCATGAATCAATGCAAGTTCCGAGAAGGTATTTATTATAGAATCCAGTATAGCAATGGAATGGAGCAGGATATACCGATTATTTCTTCAGAAAACGGACAGATATTTTGGGGACTAAAAGGGGACGAAAATGTAGAGAATGTATTCCGGCGAATGACAAGGTTTGATGATACCGTTCATCTTAATGCACCACTGCTTTATAATGGTTCCTATATCGACCTTGATAAAGTAAAAAAATGTGTAACAGACGTAAAAGTGGGTTCGAATAATACAATTGTAGATGCCAGTATTTCATCTGATGGGGTCCTTCATATGACAACAGGTTTTCGTTGTACCTTTAGCGGGACCTCTTCTTCCAGTACTCCAAACGCAAGAGTATCTTCTGGAGGAAATGTGGCACAAACATCATCGTCATCCAGAAGATATAAAGAAAATATTAAACCATTACAGGATAAAGAATTAGATCCACATAAATTATATGAAATTCCAATCAGACAGTATACCTACAAAGAAGGTTACTTAAATCGTAAAGATGAGAGATACGGAAAAACGTTTCTTGGTTTTATAGCGGAGGAAGTAGAAGAAAGATTTCCACTTGCAGTTGACCACTTAGAAGATGGTAGACCTGAGATGTGGAATATTAATATATTGTTTCCGGCACTGGTAAAGCTTGTGCAGGAACAAAAAGAAGAAATAGACAAATTAAAAGAGCAGCTGAAACAGAAAGGAGTGATTGAGTGAATAAGGTCTATAATCGTATCAATTGGGAGAATCAGCCAAGTACTAATACTGCCTTGGGAGCTACGAATTTAAACAAGGTAGATTTGGCACTGGATACGATTGATAACCGGGTAATTGAATTAGATAATAGCAAATTAGCGGTATCAGTTGCCAATACAATGGTGAAATCATTTGAATTCAATGAAGATAGCGGAGTTATAACAGTTACCCTATTGAACGGAACAGTGTACACATGGGATTTGAACATTGAGAAAATTCCAATTAACTTATCGCTCACGCAAGAGGCTGTTCTTATCTTAGATACAGCAGATGGACAGCAATATACAGCAGACCTAAAGGGATTAATAGACACCTATCAATTCGATGATTCGGATACGATAGGTTTTTCTATGCAGTTAGATACGGATGGGAAACATGTTACTGGAACTTTGAAAAACGGAAGTGTAAAAGAAAAGCATTTAGACCCTAACTATCTGGCAGAAATTAATATGCAGGTCGCAAAGTCGGAGGGACAAGCAAATCTCTCCAAAGATTATGCTGATTTGTCGAAGCGATATGCAGTTGGTGGAGTGATACAGGAAGATTCCGAAGATAATGCAAAATATTATGCAGAGCAATGTAAGAAATACAAGGATATAGTACAAGAAACCGCAAACATCAACTACCCAAACTTATATATAGAACCAACAACAGGACACCTAATATCAGTTGGCGGTAGTGGTATTACATTCCGTATCGAAAACGGGCATTTAATAAGCGAGGTGATAGCATAATGGCAGACTTAGGACAAGTCGTAGTTATGCCAAAAGGCAAATACGACCCAATCATGCAATATAATGCGTTGGATATGATTGAGCATAAAGGTAGCAGTTATATTGCAAAACAAACAACAGTAGGAAATGAGCCAAGTGAAACATCAGAATATTGGCAGTTATCGAGTAGAGGGATAGAGGGCTTAGCTAATAATCTCACTACAAAAGAATCTGGTAAATACGCATTAGATGCATCAATGGGAGAGTTGTTGGAGCGAAAGAAAGCTGACCGAACCACACAGCACCCAGTAATTCTCCTAGCCACAAATTGGACAGGTGAGTCAGCACCCTATACCTACACAATCGAGCTGGAAGAAGTAACAGCAGACAATACCATAACCCTTGTGCCGGCAGAGGATATTACAGCGGAGCAATACACGGCTCTCCAGTCCGCACAGATAGCAGATGCAGAGCAGACAGCAGGAACGCTTACCCTGCAAGCAAAAAATAAGCCGGCAATTGACATACCGATACTTGTGTTAATCGGAGATACCAGTGTACCGAGTGCCGGCGGAGGTGCTACGATACCATTAGTGAATCATCTATTAACAGAAAATTCAGGAGTCGGAGCATTAGACGCATATCAAGGAATGATACTGGACGGAAAAATTGCTTGCCTTAGTAACCCTAATCTGTTAATTAATCCAGATTTTCGGATTAATCAGAGAGGACAGACAGAGTACACGTCTGCTGGGTATACCGTGGATAGGTGGAGAATCTATGAGAACGGAAATATAACATCAGAAAATGGATATGTATTGCTCGGAGCAGGAAATGGTTTTGTACAATGTGTTGAATCTAATGACTTTTTAAACGGAAAAACAGTTACAATGTCAGCACTTACCAATCATGGTTTTGTAAGTGGGACATTGAAAGTTGCAAGTGAAGGTCATGAATATTTTACGGTGAATGATAGTGTACAGTTGTATCATCGAGGAAACGCATACGGGGTATATCCAGTAAAAGAAACGATAGTGTATTGGATGAAACTAGAAATCGGTTCCCTAGCAACCCCATTTGTGCCACCAGAACCGGCAATAGAGCTGTTGAAGTGTCAAAGGTATTATCAAAGGATTCCAACCAATGGGAAACAAGTATATAGATGTTCGGATGGTCGATTGTTTGTGAATTTTCAATTTAGCACGGAGATGAGAACGACCCCCAACATACAGGGTTTGCCAATAACATTACAGATGTTTAATGTAGTTGACAATGTAGTGCTTGTCGAAAAAAACTGGTATAACGTTCATTGCTCCAATTCGAAAGGTGTTTCCTTTTTAGCAATTAGATTTAGCGAGTTGGAAACGACTGGAACAGGGGTAATAGGATACTTAGATAACAATGCGGACTTTCTAGAAGCAGACGCAGAAATCTATTAACAAAGAAAGAAGGTGAAAGAAAATGCCAGTCAATATTCATTTTAACCGCTCACAAGGTGGTTATGAACTTGTAAATAACCTAGAAACAGAAATAGCCGGAGTAGCTGCACTAGATGCAGTACAGGGGAAGAAATTAAATGATAAGATAACCGAAGCACTAGGTGTACAAGCTTTAGAACATTTTACCAAATTCCTATCTGATATGTGGAAAGGAAGAATAACTTATCATCGAATTTTAGGAAGTATTCAAGGAGAGTATGACCCTCTTCCGGGAGACAATAGACCGTATCATTATAATGTAATTACATATGGGGAGAGGGCAAGATGTACGCAAATTGCGATACAAGCTTATTACAGCGATATATACCCAAACGGATATGATACAAAAGGATTCTATATTCGAACGCAGCATGACAACCTTGTATCGAAATGGACACGTATCATGACAAGTGATGACAGAGAAGTTCTGATACCACAAAAAGTACTACAGTTACAAAATGGTTTTGAATTTTGGGAAGACCCAAATTATGGAGTAATAGCCAGAACAGGGAACTTAGTACATGTCAATTTTCTGCTAAAAGGAGGAACAGGAACATCGGGAAGTACAATATGTAAATTGCCTTATATTCCGCTAAGCAATGAAATTCATTGTTTAAGTTTTAGAGATAAAATATTTGAAATAAGGACATTTAGGGATGGAATAATCAAGCTTGAAGGCGGTCTACCTTCCGAAGATACGAGTACTTGTTATTGCATCGAGTGTAATTATATATGTGTGTAAATAGAATGTAGAAAGGAAGAAAAACCATGACAAAAATTAAATTATTAGACAACACAACCTTAACATGCAAAGCAGTAGAAATCCAGAACGGGACATTAGTTTTGGAAACCACAACCGAGAAGACAGCGGAGGAATTACATAGAATATTCAGTAACAAGAGTAATCTGAATATTATCGAACTGCAAACAGAATCGGGAACAACCTTAGGAAGCAAGTACGGATTCGTGTGTTATGCCGGAATAACACTATTAGGAGATGGATCTAAGAAAATTGAGTTGATTCAGGAGAAAGACCCAACAGAACAGAGATTGACAAGAGCCGAAACCCAAGCCTTACAGGCAAGTATGGATTCGAACAAGGCGGTAGAACAGACGGATAAAGTAGTAAATCAAATCAAAGAATTACAAACTGGAATGGAACAGGCGGTGGCAGAACTAACTATGTCATTATCACAGACACAACCAGCAAATGAAGAAAAGGAAGAAGGTGAAGCAGATGTTCAATAAGAATAGTATTGTAGTTCGAATTTGGGTGGATCTAATCAAAAAAGGTACCTACAAAAAAGAACAGGTACCAAAGTTGCAAAATCTACAGGAAGTCGTATACAGCATATTAGAGGAAGAGCCGGCGGAGTAATCTGCTGGTTCTTTTAAAATTCGAAAAAGAGAGGAAAAGAAGATGGAAACAGTAATTAACAAAACAAATGTAATGTCGGGAGCAGTAGTTACCTTAGCCAGTTATATTTTGGGACCATATTGGTTTTTGTTTGGGATATTCCTAGCTCTAAATGTAATCGATTATGCAACAGGCTACATTAAAGCAAAATTCTACAATAAGAATGAGAGTTCCGCAGTAGGAGCAAAAGGAATTGTAAAGAAAGTGATGTATTGGCTGATTATCTTAATGGCATTTTTGATTAGTATTGCTTTTAAACAAATAGGCTCTATGTTTGGAATGGATTTAGGATTTGTCGTATTTTTAGGATATTTAACTCTTGCTACCTACATAGTGAATGAAACAAGAAGTATTATTGAAAATGCGTATGAAATGAATATGAAGGTACCGGAATGGCTCATTAAGGGACTGGATATTGTAGAAAGCAAAATCGATATCGAGGCGGAAAATAAAATGGAAAAGAAATAGCTTCACTTATGGAGGGAGTAAGTGGGTGTAGCAATCTTATTAAGGAATTTATTTGAATAAAATTAAACAAAATTGCAAAAAGTATTTCATTATAAAAAATTTTAGTGTATAATAATATAAATAAAAATTACCCAATTGGTAAAAAATAAAAAAAAGGAACATATACATAGTATAATGGAGATAGTATTTGCAAACAAGAAAATAAAAAAACAATGTGAAGATTTTAAACTTGCACAAAAAAATTTCAATAAAGAAGTAGCAGAAAAGTTATATAGTACCATTAACTATATAAATAATGCAGTTTCATTGCTAGATGTAAAAAATATGCCTACTTTTCATTTACACGCATTAAAGGGAGATAGAAAAGGGACATATTCAATTGATTTAGGAAGACGTTTGGGATATCGTTTGATAATAACACCATTGAATGATGAACATCAAGAATGGGATACAAACGATGAATATATAATTTATAATAGCACAAAAATTATCTTGGCTATGGAGGTGTCAAATCATTATGAGTAAAGTAGAATATAAAAATTTAGTAACTTTCCATCCAGGATATTATATCAAAGATATTATTAATGAGATGGAAATTTCACAAGATGAGTTTGCTACTAGAATGGGAGTATCGGGGAAAACATTAAGTCTTTTGGTAAATGGGAAAATATCATTATCTAATGAGATGGCATCACTGCTTTCAATTATGTTAGGAACGAGCGTGGATGTATGGTTGAATATGCAAAAAAAGTATGATGAAAAGATATTAGAAATGCAAAAAGAAAAAAGACTGGATGATGAAATTGAATTGGTTAGACAAATTGATTATAGTTATTTTACAAAATTGAATATATTACCCGAAACAAGAGATATAACAGAAAAAGTGAAAAATTTATGTTCTTTCCTTAAGGTATCTAGTTTGAATGTTTTGAGCGAAGAGGACTTTTTAGTAAATTACAGAACAGGAATAACAAATATAGAAAAAAAAAATATAATCAATTCAAGGATTTGGCTACAGACTGCTATAAATTTTGGAAAAAATATAGAAACAGAGCCTTTTAATGCAAAGAAATTAAAAGCCTATCTTCCAGAAATAAGAGAGATGACAGTAAAGTTGCCGCAAGACTTTATGCCTAGATTACGGGAGATTTTTAAGGAATGTGGAGTGTCGTTTGTGTTATTACCTTCTTTGAAAAATGCAGGGATTAATGGAGCTGTAAAGTGGGTTAACAATGAAAAAGTTATTTTAGCTATGAATAACAGGAGAACATATGCTGATACATTTTGGTTTTCGCTTTTCCATGAAATTAAACATGTTTTGCAACAAAAAATAAAGTTAACAATGATTAGTGGAAATGCAGATATAGTAAAAAGGCTAGATGATAGACTAGAACAAGAAGCTGATATATTTGCACAAGAACAGTTGATACCAAAGGAAGCATATGAAAAGTTTTTAGATAGAAGCAATTTTACAGCAGATTCAATAAAGGCTTTTGCAAACGAGTTAAAAATACAACCAGGTATTGTAGTAGGAAGGTTACAAAAGGAATCTTTTATAAACTATTATCAACATAATGACTTAAAACAAAAATATACAATTAAGGTAAAATAATAAATTGTACTTAAGACACTCTTCGGAGTGTCTTTTTTGATGGAAAGGAATGATAGTATGAAAATTAATGTACACGCTGGACACAATCCAGATGGAAAAATAGCTTGTGGAGCGGTGGGATTTATAAAGGAATCTACCGAAGCAAGAAAAGTAAAAAAGGAAGTAATAAGATTATTAAAACAGAAAGGACATACCGTATATGACTGTACGGTTGAGAATGGTACAAGTCAAGGTGATGTACTCCGAAAAATTGTAACAAAATGCAACGCCCATAAGGTAGATTTGGATGTGTCGATTCATTTCAATTGTGGAGTAAATGACAAAAAAGGAAATGGCAAGACAACAGGAACTGAAGTATATATTTATTCCAATTCGAGCAAAGCGAAACCATACGCAGAACGAATTGTTAAGCAGATAGCAAAGGTAGGATTTAAGAACCGTGGAGTTAAGACAAGTACAAGTTTATATGTACTAAAGAATACAAAAGCCCCATCACTTCTAATTGAGTGCTGCTTTGTGGATGATAAAGACGATGTGAAATTATATCAGTATAAACAAATGGCAAAGGCAATTGTTGATGGAATAATTGGTTGAAAAGTAAAAAAACTTATAGTATAATACAGTCAGATAGTGTTTATACACTTTCTACTCCCACCCTATTATACGCTTGAGCAAGCCCCTTAGAGTTATTCTTTGGGGCTTGTTTTTGATATAGAATTAGAAATGAGCTGATAATTCAGACTGTATTAAAGTATCTTAAAAAGAAAAGACCCCACAAAAATGTGAGGTCAAAAAATATAACTGCCTGTAATAAGGCTTTGTCTTCTATACTGCCAGCTTGTGGCGATGTTGTTTATATAATAACATTATTATATGCAATTGTCAATTTAAATACTCTATTTTATAAATAAATTTTTAATTTCATTATCAATTTTATCAAGAATATCTGCTGAAAGTTTTATACCACTTAAAATGTCATGATTTGTTTTTGGATTATATATTCTTATTTTGCTAATCGTAGTAATTTGGTTTGTTAGAACAATGCTTCCGGTTTTCATTTTTTTTATTTCATTTGTCATTGATTTGAATAATTCGGTTTCTTTTTCTAAATTAGCAAGTTCAATAGTTAGTTTTACGACAATTTCTTCCAAAGTTTTTTTTGAGGTTATATTATCTTTTTCCAAATCTGATAAGATAGCCTTGACTTCTTCTAATTTTTTATTAGAATATGTATAACATTTTGTTGCCTTTTCATTAAGCTTATTATATATTTCATTTCCGATGTATATTTCACCTTTTTTTAGATTATTTATATTTCTATTTGGTTTTAGCGATGTCAATGGAAGTATAGTAAGAACTGGACTATGAATGGAATTTTCTTTATCTAATACTATTGCATAATGTAATCCTCCTTCTTCACTGCCGATATTATAACCTAAATGAACTTTTATTATTTCTCCTCTTTTGTATCTTTTTAGGCTTGTTGGAGAAAAGGATTTTTCATAATTTAAAAATTTAATATAATCTTCTAGCCAATAAGAAAATTTGACAGCCTTTTTATTTAATTTTGGATTATTAGAAGATATTAGTGATTCAATATAAGACTCTAGTTTGCTTATTGCATTCTTTTTATGTTTCAGTAAGTATTTTTTGTCTGTTTGTGTATTCATAGGAAGTCCTCCAACTGTAATTATAATATATTAATACATAAATAGAATAAATATACAACTATTGTAACATTTTATATTAAATATTAAAAGCTAAAATTAGAAAAAGCAAGCCCCTTAGAGTTATTCTTTGGGGCTTGTTTTTTGCTCTTGTTCCCATTTTATTATTTCTTCGTATGGAGCAATATCTTCAACTCTACATCTCAATGCTTTTGCTATTTTTTTAGAAGTTGTAATTTTGCACTTGCATAGAGAACCGAAGTCAGATTCATATTTTTGTATTTGCTTTACAGAGATTTCAGTTTTTCTTGCTAGTTCTTCTTGGGTTAGCTTTCTTGCCTTTCTAATTTCTTTCATATATTTACTAATCATTCACAGCACCTCATTATTAGCATAGTTTTATTATACCATATTAGAATAATTTTGACTTCCGTTTGACTTCCGTAAAGAGCAAAAAGTGTATAAAACTGTATATAAATATAAGCACGTTAAAAATATACAAATACATTTAAAACCTGTAAATTACAGTGTTTTCAGATAGTTTTGAGTACAAAGCAATTATCCTTACAAAAATGTAAGC